TGGGCGACGCGAGCAACCTCAGAGTTCAACGAAAGATCGCCGCTGGCCGGAGAAACGTTGCTTGAACCAAGGGCCATATGCGATGGAACCGAAGCAGGGCCTGCCAACCGCTGGGCGATTAATGCTTTCCCGCTGGCAACGATAAGGTTCGGCACAGTAACGTCAGACTTTACGTTGCCGTTCTGGTCTTTCAGAATAATCTGGAGTTCGCCAGACACGTAGAATGTATCGTTCATATTGATCAGGTTAATGTGAGTTGAGAATTCGTTGTCCAGTAGCTCTGAGCGTAGTCTGGAGGTCCATACGTTGATATCGCGTAACTTGCTGACGAACTATCCAGAGCAGCAACGTAGTCCTGTAATGCTTTATTTATAATGAGCGACTGTGCATCGGCTGTTGTAGCAGCGTCCGATAACGGTTTGGTGACAGTTTTCCCAGTAATCGCATCAGTAACAGCAGTAACGTCTGATGCGTCGTTAAACGTCAGCAGATCAATGCTCCGCGACCGGGAAACGCCAATCGTTGGCTGAAAGTCAGCAACAAATTCCTTCTCAAGCTCAGCAAAGAACTTCAGACCTGCCGGGTGAATCAGCTCAATGGCGCCCCGGTAATCAGCGATATTCTGTTTCGTCTTGATCAGGTACGAGAACGCCTGATAGAAGTAATTGTCGTGAATCTTGACGTTCTGATTTGAAATCAAGCTCCGCTCGCTGGCGTATCCAACCCGCTCCCGAGACAAGCTGCCAAACAGAAGCTCAATTGTGGCTCGGGATTCCAACCACACATCCAGCGAGTAATCGGTATTGGAAACGGTAACAGTCGTCGACGCAACCGATGAAATATCAACTGCTGGAATCGACGCAGATGTCAGATCAGTATAGTCCTCAAGGAAATACTCAAGCCCATACGAGTTACCAATAAGCGCTGGACCAGGTTTGCCAGGGATAGTACCAAGAACAGTCTCGGTGATACCATCGGTCGTATCATTCATCAACAGGTTATGTTGAGTTATCCGAGGGGAATTCTGAATGACTGAAACAGTATAAACTGTATCTCCAGACGATGGGCGAGCTGGAAACGGGGAAATTGAGAACTGCTGGTTCAGCGAGTGAGGGTAACCATACTGGACGATCTCAAGGCTTGCAATCCCAGTTTGAGCAGTTGCTTTCGTTACCCGCGCAATAGTTGGCGTTCCGTTGATACTGCTTGAGGGAAACTGAATAACCTTACCGACCTGCCAGTACTTGCCAGCTGCGTTGATTTTAAACTTTATCGGAGCAGCCTTGATCTCCCCAACAAAGGTATCAAATGTCCCATCGTTGATACGAACCGAGTCACCAACCGCGCAAACAAACCCAATTGGTGGATTAAAGTAAACCGCATACGTATTCGCATCCAACCGCTCAATCCGCTTGGCCTGAACCAGATATTCAACCCCATTTGAAGTCACCAACAGGTTTGAATAGTCAGGGAGAGCGCCAAAGATTCCCAGCACATAAACAAAGTAATCGCCGATAACCTCACCACCCGAGGCAATCAGGTACTCTGGTTTCTGAATGACGATCTCTTCGCCGAAGTACGCTTTAAAGAAGAACCGGAACGCCTCTTCAGTACCCTTTACTGCAAACAGTTGCTTGTTGTTACGGATAAAGCTCTTGACCCCCAATACCTTGGGTTCTGAAAAGCCCCGAGTAAACTGAAGCCGATACTGGTTAACGTACTTGGTAGCAAGGCCATCCAAATCAGCCAGATTGCCGATATTCTCGGTCGATTCAACGAACCGATAGTACGCCTCAACAAACCCAACAAGCGCAGGGTATTCTTCCCGAATGAACTCTGGAAGTCTGTTACTTGAAAGGAGCGATAAGTTGCTCATCAGGAGGCTGAGAAGATATGTTCAGTCTTTGCGCTGCGAGTTTGCGAAATAGCATCAACAATCATATTTACCTTGATATGATTGGTTGGAATCCGAAGGATATACCCATTCAGCGGGATAACGTCGTAGGAGCTTGGGTAAAACACAAACTCAAAGGTCAGATCGTATTTACCTGTGATCATCAGGGGAATAAGAGAAACAGACCCAGCAAAGTCCAGCGTACCAACCTTGATCTGCTGAGTTGCCGTTCCATCAACCGCCTCAGTAAAGAAGAACAGGTCAGAGCCAACGTTCTTGATATAGCCCCTGTCAGCGTAACCAAACAGGTAGAAGCGGGTTGAGTAAAACGTCGAGGTCGCGTTGTTCTGGATTGGGTTGCCAAACTTCACGCTGTAATTGGTTGCCACATTCAACTGGGGCAGAATAGTTGTCCGCACCCGTACTGTGTTGATTGTGCTGACAATCGAGGCGTCCACCGCTGATATTGCCTGGGTCAGGTATGAGTGACGATAGGCGGTTTCAAACTTTGCCAGCTTGTTCTGATACTGCGCCAGGATATACCTCACATCGGTTTCAATATCGCCAATCTGCCGAGTGAGAACCGATGGGTCGTAATAGATATTGCTGGTAAATTCAATATCCATGTATTTGGGGTCAACGAACTGCGGAGTAACTGTGATCACTCCCTTAACCTTGGCAACCCCAGAGGCGAATGTTCGCTTCTCAGCATCTGTGAAGAAATCGCGCCCATAAGGTTTGGCTGCAATGAATACCTTACCGTACTGGGGAGGAACGTTATCCTGCCCACCCCAGACCATCACAGTCTCAATCTCAGGGTAAGCGGTTGACACAATAGCAGCGTAGTCGTTACTGGTGACAGCCCGATCCTGCGACTGATAATACAGCGGCGCATAGTACCGAATCGAGTCCCGAGACTCTGCCGCTCCCCCGTTTGAGCTCAGTTGGGTTGTGATTGCTGAATACTGGTTCGTTGAGTCAGCCCCGCCCGAGTAACTGAACAAGATATTCCCGTTGGCCGCTGCCCCTGCGCTTGCCAGGTAGCGAATCTTCACAACCGAACCGACTGGGACTGAAACCCCAAATACCCCATCGCCAAAGTAAATCTCATACAACCCGCTCTCATTTAGGTTGGTATAATAGACCTTATCGGTCGCCCGAACGCCCACCATCGACTTGGCTGCAACAAACGCGACCCCACCAACCGATACCCGCAGCTTGCTCATATCGACGCTTGCGTCTGGGATAACGTACTTGGTATGCACATCAGTCACATAAGTCGTTGACAACAACTCGCCCTCTGAAATCTTCAGGCCTGTGAATACGTATGAGTTTCCAGATGACCGAGCAGCCGACACATCATCCATCAAGTTGAATGTGTACGCCTTGCCAGAGTTTTCAGTTGTGAACCGGGTTCCCGCTGGAATGGTCATGGTCGCTGGATTGCTGGGGCTTTTGACTGTCAGATCAACAATAGCGGTTGAGGCAGTGACTGACCGAGGGGTATAGCCCATCAGCTTGGCAATCGAGGCGAGGCTACTCCGCTTGCTTGCTGAATCAATAAACATCTCATTGATTGACAAATTCGTATATAACGAATTGTAGTGAGTGTTGTACGCCAGCAGGTCGATCAGGGTACTGATCACGCTCCCATCAAAATCGTAATCTTGAAGCTCAGTCTGCGACGAAAGAAACGCCTTCAGGTTGCGCTTGATATCAGCGAAATCAAGATCATCGGTTTTGATTAAAGAGCTCATCTAGTCCTGTCCAGTGCAATCGAAAGCGAAAGCGGTTTGTCTGTGTTTTTAATCCGGAACATTATATTTATCACAACAGAGTGATCCCCGTCGGGTTTGACATCAACAGATATCAGATCAACCCGAGGCTCATGATTCTCAATAGTCTGAGCAATCAGTTCCTTCAGTACGATAAGCGTCCGCGTGTCGATGTTCTCAAACATAAACCGACGAATCGGACTGCCAATGCTACTATCAAAGGGGCGCTCAAAATTCTGCGTTAAAATCAGATTCTTGATGGCAAACTTTACTGCTGCCGCATCCTCGCGAATGGCGATATCCCCGGTGACTGGGTTCGGTAGAAATACCGCATCCAAGTCGCTGTACTTACGAACTTGTCTCATTTACGCCCCAATCAGTATGTATTTACCAAACGGCTGAACCGTCTTATGATTGTTCATTGTGAACATCTGTTTCTGGTTACCCTTACTTCCGCCGTAGGAAATATGTATCCAGGTCTTTGTCCCGTTGTATTCTAGAATCAACTGACCAAACGCAGGCAGCGACTGAGCCAGGTCCTGGATAGCCAAATAGTGTTGTTCTCGGTTGAAGCCTGAAATGACAATATCCACCGCATTCCCTGTCAGGTGCTCAGACTTGGCAGCGCCCCCAGGAGGAATCGAGTTGCGTAGCCCTGAAGTGATGACCATACTGGGGTACTTCTGCTTGACGCGCTCCAGCACATTCTCAGCAAGCCCCTTCAGGTTACAAACCAAATTGGCTCGGCTCAGCCCACTAACACTGGCTCCGTTGATAACCCCTGACTTATCAAGATCGCGCAGAACAAAACTCTTACTTAGCCTAAACCCAGGATCAACCGAACCTGACTGGGGAATCATCGAGCAGTCGACCGATACTTCACCTTCTGAAGTATCGGATGTAACCTCTGCATCGCCCAGATTCTCAGAATACCCTGGCTCATCGGCCTTGCCTGACTTCACCAGTCCCCGCTGATACTCTTCCCCATCACCCTCATCTGGCGACTCATAATTGGCAATATCTGAATCATGACGAGACGGAGCAACCAACTCAGAAAACTCAGGCACCCCTGAAGCGGTTCCTCGACCCAGTGGAACTGAAGCCGAGTGACCTGAGTTCAGGTGAACCTGCGAGGCATCCACGCTAAACTCCCCTCCGCACTTAATCGAGAACGATCCACTCACCCCGGTAATCATATTACCCCCGACCGTCATATTGGCATTACCGTAAACGTCAATATTCGAGTCGTTCTCAACCAGAATGTTGTTATTCCCAACAATCGTCACATTCATTGTGCCTCGGATAAGCACATTCCCATTTCTCTCAAGTATCTCGTAACCGTCGCCCACAATACGGTTGACCTTGGTACCGTTACGGTCAATTTCCTCATACGTGCCCGATTTGTGATACGTGTGGATGCGCTCGCTCCCTGGGGTATCATCAAACTCCTGCACATGCCCAGATTCAGTCGTTCTTGCGTGGTTATAAGGATAAGTTGAGTTGTATGGAATAGTCGGCTGGGTCCAGGAGTTACCCGCTGCTGAGACAACGCCCTTGGCCCGAGCCGCCTCTTTTGAGAAAACGATCGTCTGATCAATATTCTCATGTCGAATCAACCGACTTGTATCAGGTTCATTGAGGAACTTTGGGTAAACGTTATTTGGATCAACAAACCCTTTGGTCGCCTGAGATTCAATCGGCTTATCAGATTCTAGCGGAGTAACAACCGGGTTCTCAGTGGCGTCTGGGGGAGTGACGATCTCAGCGACCGTCGCATCCACCCCTGACATGTCTTTACGAGGGAACCCATTCTTTTCAAACAGAGCCTTTTCCCGCTGGCGCCGCGCCGACAACTTCCCCCCGTTGGTTTTGTGTACCGCTATCAGCGAGGCAGCAGTCTGATACTCACCAGAGTTAACTGCGGCGATCACATCTGACTTGGCAAACCCGTACTGCCCAGTATTGTATGCAATTGAAACCATTGCATCAAACATACTCTGAGTCACCGGGGCCTTCAACGCCTTACGAATTACCGGGGCAAAGTCAGCGTTCACCTTTTGCTCAAGCAGCACATCAGCCTCTGCCTTGAGCAGGGTTGTGTTCTCATTAACTTCTGACCCATCAATCAGGTATCGGTTACCCCAACCGATAGTCCACAGACCGCGAGTGTCCTGGTATGAGTACAGAGTAGTTGAACCTGATAACCGAGCAGCCGCCGCTGCGTTCAGGTACTTGTTCTGACCCTTGATGATACTTGAGATTGACTCTTCAGCTCGGATTGATTCAAAGCAGGCTGACGATACGACCAGAGCCAAAGTGGGCGGCAAAATCCCTGTATCAGACGTAGTGGTCCCAGATTCAATTACTGACCCATCGCCTGAAGTGATCGGAGTACCATCGGCAGATACCCAACCTGAAGGGGCTTTTGTGACCGCAGGCGCAGATGGAACCCCAGCAATCGAACCGATAATGATCGGCTGCTGTTTGAACTCATCCTGATACATCACGATAACCGCTGCGCCCTCAACCAAGCCCGTTGGCGATATACCAATACCACTGGTGGCAGCCGAGTTGACAGGCTGCATCACGATTGCCCAGGGTAAGTCCTCTGTTGGCAACTCAACCTTATCTGGCGAATGTAGTCCAAACACCCGTACCTTACACCGACCGAGCTTCAGCGGGTCATCGGTTCGATTTTCAACAATACCGTAGAAAAACATCAGTTTCTTTCTCCGATGCTATCCCGCATCAATTCAATAGTCGCCTTGTGGTCACCGTCTTTTGAGAACCGATGGCAAATTGCCGAGATAATATAGACGCCAGAATAGTACGGGTCGCTCAACGAACTGGCATCCATATCTTTTGAAATCTGCTTCAGTTTAGTCGCATCTATATTGACCGTCATGCCGACCGTATAGTCGGTACGCCCAAACACATCAATTTCAATCTTATGTTGTTGATACTGCTGAAGGATCGAGATTCGACTCTGAATAACTGAAGGCGTTGCTGATAATCCCCCGTACAATCCGCTTGTCTTGGGAATAATCAAATGCACAGTACCGTTCTGTTTGTACGAGGAATCAATAACCTCTGGTTTGAAGAATACGTTCTTATTCATCCTCTGACGTGAGTCTGAATTCATATTGAAGGTTTTATCAGTCAGCGTTTTCTTGACAAAGTCATATGAGAACAACCGTGAGTTCAGCATACCCCCGCGCTTACTCTTATCGTAATCGTAGTTGACCCTTGTCGTCAACTTCAGAATCGACCGATAATCCATCTCAATATTCTTTACCGCCCGGGAGGTCGTTTTATCGGTATCGGCAACCTGATCTGTGACAAGGAAACTGAGGCTCGGTTTCGCCAAAGCCATCTGGGTCAGGGGCGCATAAACGAACCCTGTTCGGTTCTCAAAAAACAAATACGAGGCAGTTCCATCCTGCGCGATACTCCGATCAGCCGCATAGTTGATATTCTGAAAGGGTGACCAGTAGTTTGAGGTGTACTCAAGGTCATTCGTTGAGGCCGTTGGGGTAAACTTGACCGTCGAGCCGATCGAGCTCAGAATACTGCCGATAACGTACTCACCCTTGCCTCGGTACGTTTTACTAATGCGGTTCGATGTGTCCATCAGATTCTCAACCGCTGTGAAATACAACATGTAAGACTGAGTCCGCTCGCTGGCAACTTCTCGGTCACTCATCCGGTAGATATGGAACAGTCGATCAATCTGGTTTGGTGTATCAATCGTCGGGGTTCTCAGCCGTAACCTCAACAGATCGGTTCCCGCGTTCAGCAGTAGCCCAGCAATATCTCGGTTATCAAGTATAACCAAATGTCCACTCATTATCGGCGAGAAGATATCCTCGTACAGGGTAATCTGTTGAATCTGATCAAATATCTCAATCGCCAACCCACCGGGCTGGATGATGCTGACCGAGTCCAGGACAAACTGCCCTGCCCGAGACAGAACCTCGTTCACTTGGCAATCACCCGGTTAAGGTCGTTGACAAACGTATCAATCAACGATGCGTTGACAACCCGGATACGCCGCTTTGCCTCGTTCAAGCCCCGCTCGTACTCGTAGTTTGTGACTGGAATTGCCCCAGGGTAATCAGAATCCACGACGCGACCTGTTGATGAGACAAAATGCGGTTTCCCATACAGGATATGCTGGTGATACGCGACCTCAATGCTCCCATATTTGTTGATCATAAAGTCATCAAACCGCGTTTCTGGAATTGGAAAATCGTTCAGGTAATGATACTTCTCGTTTACCAACATGATCACCCAATGAAGCAGAGGCGTACCGTAAATCCGTTCAGATATGATCTCTGGCGTATCCCCGTCCTGAATATCGTAATCATCGTAATACACCACATTGTTCAGAACGTCTTGAAATGGGCGCACATTCCGAGTGATGTCCTTTACCCGTAACAGCTGGTTTCCCGAGTTGAAAGGAAACTCATACAGAATATCAGGGAATTTCTTAAAGTACATTATGCGCCTGACCTGTTTGCTGGGCTAGTCTCTTTGGTTGCCATACCTAACTCCTTGAACGAAAGGGTCATTGCAATATGGGTGGGCGTTCCATCTGGGAACGTCATAAACTGCCCATTAGGTGTATAGTTCACACTCATATTGGTAAGTACTGCTGTCAGGTGCTGCTCCAGCTTATCGTTCTCTTTATCGTTCTGATAGTACCGAATCTCAAACTCTGAGGGATAAACGAAAGTGTACCCAAGTGAATCAAAATACTCTGGGAGCATGTGGTGTCTGAATGTGCGAACAATATTCAGCACATTCTTTGCCTCTTCAGGCGTCCTTGGGGCAAACTTGTAATCAAACGTAAACGTATTGAAGTCAATCCCCCTGAACAACAATTCTTCTTTGGTATTTCCAGGGGCAATCCCGGTTGCCTTCTGAACGTACTTTTGTCCAGACAGAATATTCCGAGCGGTTGCGCTGAGGAACGGAGCCGCCCCAGCAGATACCTTGTTACCTAACCCCGAAGCCTCAACAGTTCCAGCGATAGCAGTGGCAAACGTCTCACCCTTGATCAGGTCTTCATCGCCCCAGTTGGTTGAATACCCCTTTACCACTGACTCTGGTACATATAGGCTGATTGCTTCCTTAAGGCGGCGCTTCGGCTGAATGAAGTTAATTACTGATTCCTTTGCCTCTTGAAACGCACCCTTTGAATCGTATGCCACATCAGGTGTTGAAACTGCGTTACCATTTGCATCGGTATAGGAATCAGCCTGAGCTGCAACGCCTGCCGAGGACTTCTCAGAATCTAACAGCAAACCCCTGATACGGTCAGCCGACTCTGCCCCCATACCTGAATACCGCGAGTACCGAGAAGGGGCAACGCCCACCGTCTGAGTATTGTTCTTATCGGCCCGTACCAACGATCCATTACCCTGGACGTTGATGAAGAAAACGACCCGGTGACCGCCGTACTGGGGCGAGTCCAGATCAATCGGGTACTGGTGGTTGCCAATCTCATACGTATTGGACTCAACCTTCCCCTTGATCGCATTGAAATCGCCGTAGTTTCTTGTGGCCATGTTAAATACCTATTTCATATATTTATATGGCGCGCTCATACCATCAAGGTTCATTTGTCCCAAAGCGACCTGAAAAGTACGTGGGCGACCTGTCAAAGATATTCTACCGCAGCTCCTGGGAAAGCAAATTCATGCACTGGGCCGATTCAAACCCATCGGTTCTAAAGTGGTCATCTGAAGAAACCATTGTCCCATACTTCTCAACCGTTGATCAGAAGGCCCATCGGTACTTTGTTGACTTTGCCATCATGATCAAAAAGAACGATGGATCAATATGCAAATATCTGGTTGAAATCAAACCCAAGGCGCAAACCGTTCCCCCAAAACAAGGTAAACGCAAGACCCAGCGGTACTTGGAAGAACTGGCAACTTACTCGGTAAACCAAAGCAAATGGGCAGCAGCCGAGGCCTATGGTAAGAAGATCGGGATGGAGTTTGTGGTTCTGACTGAAGACCACCTGTTCAACAAATGATCAGGTAAATAGATAATGGACAAACAACACAAACGCCCGGTATTTGATCGGTTCCACATCAATTATGACGATGTGGTCCAGTCGCAGGCCTGGTTCAAGGAAAAGGTTGATAAAATCAAGCGCAGCAACCGCGCCACTCCTGGCCAGTTGTTATCAAAGGACGGGCTACTAAACCTCAAGAACAATGTTGTGCCGGGAAACCTGTATTTCTTTCAATATGACCCCAAGCTGAAAGAAGTGCTCCCGTACTATGACGCATTCCCAATGGTTTTCATTTACAAACCTGCTCCTGGGGGTTTCCTTGGGTTGAACCTTCACTATCTTGATTATCCGATGCGGTTTGCTTTGTTCAAGAAACTCGTTGAGATCAACAATAGTAAATTCTCACCCCAGTCGAAAATCAAGTTCACCTGGGGTATGGTCGATAGTATGGCAAAACTAGGTCCAGCCAAACACTGTATCAAACATTACCTGACTGAGCACGTGTACTCGCCCTATATGAAGGTTGACCCGAAAGATTGGGTGACAGCGCTGCATTTGCCATGCGAACGCTTTATCGGGGCAAGCAAACAATACGTCTGGCAACAGGCGAACTGATATGTCGACGCCATACTTTTATATAATTCATCATAAGCCTTCCGGCAAGAAATATGCGGGAGCGAAATGGAGTAAAGACGCGGATCCAAACAGATTATTCAAAGCCGGGGGTTATTTTACTTCTTCAAAGACTATACACAAGTTAATAGAAACGACGGGGGTAGATTCGTTTGAAATTTTAGATATCTTATTAGAGGAAGAAATAAAATTTCCGTTCGGTTGGAATACTATATACGAATATGAGACTTGGTTCCTTCGAGAAAATCGATGCGATGTAGAAGATACTTGGTTGAACCTTCACTGCAATACGAATTTGAAAGGTTACGGTTCTGCAGAATACAAATTGAATATAAAGAGAAAATATGGCGTTGATAATGTATCGAAGCACCCAGAAATAATAAAGAAATGTGTAGAGAACAGAAAACTCGCGCTATTGAAGAAATACGGAACATTGAATATGCGTTTCCCCGGTAATAACATAGAACAACGCAGAAAAGAAACTATGATGCTAAAATACGGCGTTGAGCATATTCTACAATTGCCGGAAATAGCGAAAGCCGCGAGCGAATCCGCAAGAAAAACTAAATTTGAAAAGTACGGCGACGAAAACTACAACAATTTGGAGAAAGCGTCGATTACGAAAAAAGAATTATACGGCAATGAAAACTACAACAATCCAGAAAAGAGGAAATTGACGAATATAGCGAAATACGGATTTGAGAACCACTCCAAGACAGAAGAGGCCAGGGAAAATTTACGGGGGATTATATACAATAATCCGAAAATAACTTGTGAGAATTGTGGAAAACTTGGTTCCTCCCCGAGCATATACAGACACATCGCGATTTGTAAACAGGCCCATTAATATGGCAAAAACGCTTCAAGATTTCATCACCCATATCAAGCAGACTGGACTCCCAACCTCATCCCACTTCTATGTGAGGATTCTCGGAGGCGGGGCAAACGAGACTGTTGATATGCTGGTTGATTCAATTAACCTCCCTGGCCACACAATCATGACTACCAACGTGCGTAGTTACGGCGAGGAGTTTGAGACTCCCTATGGAATCACCTACAACAACGTCAATCTGAATGTGTTGGTTGATAATCAGGGCACCTCCAAGAAGTTCTTTGATTCCTGGTCCAATAGTGTGTTTGACCGCGAAACCCGGTTCCTCAACTACAACGACTCGAACAGCCGCCGTGATGTGGAAATTGTTGTGCTCAATCTAAAGAGCGAACCGATACACTCAGTCACCCTGAAAGAAGCATACCCAAAATCAGTAGCTGACCTGAGCCTTGACTATGGCAGTCATGACGTTATCCGGTTGGGCGTATCCCTGACATATCGGTACTTCACCCAGAGTTTCCTTGGGGTATCTGAAACTGCAGATATTCAGAATAGGATTACTGCCCTCACAAAGAACGCAGCCTATATTGACCAGTACGGTGACGCGTACTACGAAGATCTGCCCTCGGTTGAGTCGTCTCTCAGCCCAGGCGAAACCCTGATCAATTACGGTGGCAATATGGGTTCGGCAATCAGTCGCTCCTGTCTGGCAGTGAACAACTCGCTTATCGGTTCCTCAATGCCACAGGCAGGCGGTTTCGGTTCCTCGTTCAGCTCATTGGGCTCGAACTACTCTGGTCTTGGTGAGACAATCTCAAACCTCGGCGCCAATCTGGGCGCTCTAAAGGATGGGGCAATCTCAGCAACCGGAGTTGTGTACTCGGTTGCCCAGGCCACTGGAGCAATCTCAGGCACCCTGGGCACAATCAACGGCCTATTCGGTATGATCGGCCTTGGCTCGCCCCTCGGCGGGGTAATTGGTAACCTGAACTCAATAACCAGCAAAGTCGCAGTCCTATCGAACCTTGGCGGTATCCCTGGACAGGTCGGCGCTATCGGAGCAAACATGACTGGGCTTGGATCGGTTCTCAGTACCGCGTCTAAATCTGTCAGCAACGTGCCCGGTTCAACCTCACAGTTTGAAGGCGCGTTATCAAAACTGGGCTCAATGTTTGGAAAACAAGGCGCAGACCTCCAAAGCTCGCAACCTGCTCTTAATGACTTATTTGGTGAATAATGGACAAACTATCTGAAGTTTTTGACGTCACCCCTTTACCGGCAACCCAGTTACCAACCGCTGTGATATCGGACGGTAAGGTAACCAGTGATTCAGACTTTGCTCGGGAGAACCTGCGCCAGCTCATCGCCACCTCTGATATGGCTCTGCGTAACCTATTGGATGTGGCAACCCAAAGCGATAACCCCCGCGTGTACGAGGTGCTTGCCACCCTGATCAACGCCGCCTCTGATCTGAACACAAAGCTGATTGACATTCATCAAAAGGAACGAAAGATGACTGTCAAGACAGAAGAAGCCGTAACCAAGAACGTCACAAACAACGTGGTCTTCACAGGAACCACCCAGGAACTCAATCAACTCATTATGAAAAGGATGGCTGACAAGTGAATTTATCTGAAATTGATACCAGCGTGTATTACCCGGTAACTGTACCCTCAACAAAGTTCAAAACCAAATACCGACCCTTTCGCGTTCGCGAGGAACGAGCTCTGTTGACTGCCCAGGAATCTGAAGACTCGGCCGTTATGCTCAACACCCTTGAGTCTATTGTGAGAGCCTGCGTTGTCAAGTGCCCCAAAGACCTGACCACTTTCGATGTGGAGTACCTGTTCCTTCAGCTCAGGGCGAAAAGCGTTGGTGAGATGGCCGACGTCACTTCAGAATGCACAAGCTGCGCCGAGAAGAACCCCATTCAAATTGACATCACCAAAGCCACAATTATCGGCAATGATCAGCCGACCCGCCTAAAGCTGTCTGAAAAGCTGATCGTTGATATGCGGTACGCCTGCATCGGCGATCTGGGGAATATGATCAATAACGAGGAGGACGCCGATAACATTGCGATTGCCTCCTCAATCAAAACGATCTACTTCGGCGATACTGTGTTCCACGTGGACGAGGCTGACCCGGCTGATGTGAGGGAATTTATCCTCAACCGAAGCGATGATGAGATGAAACCGATGGTACAGTTTATCGAGAACACCCCGACGGTCGTTCTTGAACACAAATACGCTTGTAAGAAGTGTGGGGCCGAGAACAAGATAAGAATCAGGAATCTGACTGATTTTTTCTAATTGGCCTCTCACACGAAACTCTCTCAAACCACATGAAAGTCAACTTCGATCTTGTACAAAAGCATAACTACTCGTTTACCGAGTTGGATAATATGCTTCCGTATGAGCGCGAAATCTACATCACAATGTTGAATATGTTGATTGACGAGAAGAATAATGCTGCGAGGCCATAATGAAAACTGAACAACAACTCGACCGAGAAGAACGTAAAAAATTCAAACAAACCGAGAACCTGATCAACGCGGTCAAGGGGCTTGAACAACGGTTGGTTGATCAGAAGAAAATCGAGGCCAAGGGTGGCTTCTCATCGTTTGCTCTTGGGCGAATCGGAGGCTCCCTTCAGGAGAAATTCTCAGCAAAGAACCTTGCCTCTAAAATCGGTATGGGCAGCGGTACTCTGGTTGGAGACTTTCTAAACGCTCGCGAGTTGCACAAACAGGAAGAAACCGATCGGTCAGAAACCGAGGCCAAAGAGGCGCACAAGTTTGCCAAAGCGTACCTGACTCACACCGAGGAGGGGCGCGCAGCCCGACTGCAGGATGAGAACAAGGCCATGGAAAGGGCCATTGAGCTTTACGAGGAGCGCAAGAAACTTGAGCATGATATTGATGAAATTGAAGCCCGTATCAAACTCAAGAAAGAAGTTGGAGCCAAGGTAACCAAAGACGAACTGAAAGACCTTACTGCCAAGAGAAACCTATACGAGACATTCCTCCACCCAAAAGAACAAGGCGCGACCCCGGTCGAAGAACCTGGGTATGCCAAGGTTGTCCCAGAGAAGTTCAACAAGAAGGTAGAAAGTCGTTCCCTGGCCGAGCAGATTGCCGGTTCCCCCGGGTTTGTTAATGACTCAATTTCAGGTTATGAGAAACATACAAAAACGAAACTGAGCGAATCTGAGCGAGGCGAGTTCAAGGATAATCTGATCACAGGCATATACGAGGAACTGGTCTCCCTGAGCGAAAAACAACTCAAAGAATTGATTGAGATTCGCAAGGGTACAATCCAATCTGAAGAGGATAAGTACGAGGCCCAGAAGAAGGCCGCAAACCCCCTGAATGAAATCAAAGCAGTCAAGACTGAAGAAAAGAGCTCCAGTTTCCTTGATACCGCCTTGGGATTACTGAAGAACTTCCCAGTTGGTAAAATCGCCTCAATCGCTGCCCCGGTAATCAGCGCTGCTTCAGGCCTGCTGGGAGGCGCTGCCTCGGGAGTTAGCACCATGGCAGCTAACCCTCTCACTTCGCTTGTTGGGGGCGGTATTGCAGCGACCGGAGCAGCCACCTCGATCATGGCTTCTGAGGCTGGAAAGCCCCTGCGCGAGGCTGTAACTGGCAACACAATGCTTGGCGCCATGGGAGGCGATAACTCGGTCGCTGCAGGTATTCTGAGCGAGGCTGAGGGTAAAACCAAGAAACAGATCGCCGCTGAGGATGCGAAACTTGAGGCTGACCGCGAAGCCCTCAAGGACGCCCCCTGGTACACTCGGTTGTATGGTATTGGTAAGGAAAGCTATCTTGAGGGGCGAAAGAAGTTTGCAACCTTGTCAAAACAAGAATCCCCTTCCCGAGAACTCCAATCCCTTGATCTGAACAAGGCTGAAAAGCAGTCTGAAGTTATCCAACGGGAAAAAGAAATGGCCAGGGAGACCAAAGCCGCCCCAGCCAGCGTGAATACCTCGGTGGTGACAAACAATACCACAAAGAGTATTAATGTGTCACCCCCAGTGAGGAACTTTGACCCTACCTTTAACGATAGGTTAAGTGCCTCACTGCGGCATTAACCGATACTCTTGAAGTACGCTTCCAAATCTTCCTCATCAGAACCTTGGCTGCTTGCCACAGCGGGAGCTGCTTTGCTTTCCTTGGCTTTTGGCTCAGGAGCAGCGCGGCTTGGCTCTTCAGACTCGGTACGCTGAGCAGGGCCAACAGTCATCACTGACTTGAATTTCTTTTCCAGTTCTTCATACGACTTGAAGTTCTTTGGGTCGATCAACGGAGCCAGGGGCTTTTGTTGTTTGACGATTTCCAGAATTTCTTCATCGGTTTCGGCAATAGCGCTGGCACCATCAAACACGCTCTGATCGTAGTTGGGATAGCCCTCGACCTGACGGATACGGAGTTTGAAGTTTGCCCCCTCCCACAAGTCAAACACGTTCAGCGGTTTATCTTCAGCGAAGGTTGGATTGACTTTCTCCATAATCTTCTCAAAGATTTTCTTACCGAACTTGAACTTGAGTACCTTACCCTCGTTCGCACGATTACCAGGGTCGCTCACCACATATACACTTGCGATGTAGTGCAGTTTGCGCTTTTGCTTCTTGGCCTGCTCTTTGTCCTTGTCAGAACCCTGCCAGAGGATTCTGTTAGATAAATTCACAGGATCGTCTTGACTCAAAGTACTGAGGCAATTCTCAATATACCAGCGACCCGTTGGGCCTTGGAACGCGTGAGAATAGATTTGTACCCATGGCAAGTCATCACCTTTGGCTGCTGTGAGGAATCGGATTACCGCTGAACCGTTACCCGCTTTGTCTCGGGTTGGTTTGAAGTATTCGTCATCATCGTTCTTGAACCCGCCTTCGGTTGACTTGTTCAGAGCATTTGTGATATTAGAGAAGTCCATTGAGCGCGATTTGCGCAGATCATTAAGATCCATTTTGATTTTCCTTGCTAGTTAATGGCATTACGCCTGTTTTTGCTGTGTCATTGCTGACGGGATATTTACCATTGGTAAATGTGGGAGAGCGGCGCGTACACTGTCAAGATCACAACGCACAAACCGCTTCAATTTAGATATTCTACGCGCCAAACCTGGATACACAAAATAATCGTCCTGCACAAAGTCAATCAGATTATTCAGGACAACCGCTGACTCCAGTTGGAATGTACCTCGGGAAATCATTGGGAATAACGGAGGCGGGTCGCCCACCGTGGCCGTACTGATATCAACCGAGGCAATATCGTCGATTGCCTGATATGCGATTCTGGGTTTGTAGTTCATCCAGCGAGAGTAGTTGTCCTCACTGGCAGCAGAGTCATACAGGTCTGACCCAGAGTCATTATATGCGTACTGAGCAACAAGGTACTGTATAACCTCGAGAGGCGTCTTAAATCGACGTTGTATTCTGCTAATGAGTGCGACAGATCTTTTGTCAGACTCAAACGCCTCTCGGGTTATTCCTTTTACAGCCCCGTTGTACTCAAATACATCATACTTAGTTTTGAAGTGAAGATACACCGCCCGGTGAAGGCGGTAGCATATCAACGAGTCGATCATTCAAACGCAGCAGATGAGTCTTTCGCAAGCAGGCCAGCCTCTTCCATTTCAACCTGAATGCGATCCTTTAGGGGCTTACTGATCAGCTTGGCAACCTCGTTCGGCTCAATATCTCGATCATCACAATAATCAATAATCGTCTGAGTCAGGGTATTGCCGCTGGACAAGGCAAGCTGGGTGATATGAACCGAGAACTCAGACGCTGTTCTGAATAGAATCTGACCCTCAGCATCAATACCATTATCGCCCTCATCCAGAATAGTGAAATCGTTCATTTGTATGCCTTTGCAACTCGAATCAACCGTTCAACCTGCGCGTACTCCATACGCTTGTGGTTAAAGTACCGATACACTGGGTTAGACGCATCCAACTCGGTTTGTTCAATACCATGGACGCCTGGACAATACCTCTCAAGGAAAGTCTGAATCTGCACGTCTAGTTTCCCCTTATACATCACCAGTTTGTTGATGGTGTCGTTAAGGAATACCGTATCGCCCCGGTGATTGAGGATTTGCTGATCAAGTTGTAGGTTCATAGTGAAAACAGATAAAAGAAAAGAACGAGAAAAACCATTGGAATCAGAAACATATCATCCCAGGGCTTCCAGTTAAACCCAAGGATACGCGAGAAGATTCCAGCCATAACCCAAACCAACGAAATGAAAAATAAAAGTAAACTCATAGACTCCTCATTTGGCAAGACTTGCCAGCAACACAATAAAACCAAGAAAACTGACGACCATAAACCCAGCCAGACCAAGTATGGCAGCGGTTGGGTACAGAATAACCTTCCACCAACTCATCGGGTTGAACCCAAGGATTTTGAGAACGATTCCAACAAACAGGAACAAAAAAAAGAGTAAGAAAATTATGTGCATGATAGTATTATACCTTAAAGACTCCCGTTGAATTGCTTAAAGTTCAAATCATCATCAAGTGTGACGAACAACCAACCAAACTCATCGTACTGATTTGTTATCTTACCGAGATTATAAAGCGGTTCAATAATGTCGATGATTTTCTGATCTGTCACAGTTGACCAAGCGCCGTCAAAGTAATCAAATTCAATGAAACTAGAATAGGGGTTCCCACTGGAATGACGGTTCCCTCTTAATTCAGAATCCCAATATGTGAATCTTCTCATTGGGCGTACCTAACGAATGTCATATCGTCGTCAAACAAACACATAATGTATCCGCCGCGGTTTTCTTTTCCTGCAATTTTGCCTATCTGATAATACGGATCAATGATGTCAATGATTTTCTGATCGTTAACTGGGTTCCAACTAACTTTACCATCATGTTCAATATAGCCAGTTGGATAAAACCCAGTATTCTTGACTCTATCGTTATCCCAATATGTAAATCTTCTCATGATCAAAAGAAAGTGATGAATTCAAGATTGGCATTGGTGCGAACGCACACATTACCAAATAAATCAACTTCATCAGCAATCAATGCCACATCATAGTAAGAACGAATCGTAATTGTGTCGGCTCCATACGATTCCCATTTAGGAGGCTCTCCATTAACAGATTCGCCAAATTCAAAAACTTGACCATCTTCCCGAATAAGAAATCTACGATCCATGATTAGCTGATATTGATAGTTGTGCCAAACGGAGCAACTGCGCTTCCGATCACGCCCCAAAGCACAGGCCCATTCCAACGACCCCAATCACCAACCTCACCATCAGTCAGTTGAATGACGCAGGTTGGATCAATTCGTTCTGTGCGCAGATAGTCAAACAGAACTGCACCGTCAGTACCACCTCCACCATAAGGCGTCAAATTCTGAACTTCAAACTGACCATCTTCAAAAATCTGATGACCGCGAACTTCGGTATCCCAATAGACCACATGAAGTTTGTTAGGTTTGATAACTTCCATCAGACCTGCAATTTCAGACACAAAGCGGGTTGACATATCAGTCCCAAAGCAAGAACCAGAAGTATCGAACCCAATCACAATAGATTCAATGGTGTTGCTATACGTGGATGGCATATAGACGTTCATATCAAGGAATCGACGGTTGGGCTTGCGCCATGTTGATTCATCCTTCCCATTGCACTGTTCTTGGACAAATTCCCGAAGGACTTTCTTCCAATCAACCTTGGGTTCGAGAATATCGCCAAACACCCCGTTACCACCCTTGTCTGAACTCTTTGACCGACGAATTGATTCGCCTTCACGCAAAGCCCTATCAATTTCCTCAGCAGCCTGCTTTGCTTCTTCCTCAGTCATTTCACGATATTCATGTTCATCAAAGCCCTTACCTTGACCTTTCATATCTTCATCAGTCAAGGCATCATAGATTTGCTGAACATTCATTCCACGGAACTTTGGATCACCCTTGATACCGTCAGCAGGCATGAAAGCCCACTTTGAATCGGCAATAGTATCATCAAGAAACAGGTTGACAAAATGATCCATCGCAACGTTGGCTTTGCGTCCATCCAACTTCATCAGATGTCGCCAAACATCACAGTGCTTGTATGCTTTGTGAGTTGCCTCATGAAGAACCAAATACCGCACTTCTTCCGGCTTCAAAGTTTCAACAAACTTCTTGCCATAGTAGATATTCCAACCATCGGTGCAGGCTGTTGGGGTTTCATCGACAAAAACTTTACCGCAAGACAACACCCCAGAGAACACACAAAACACATCGTGACGCATAATGTCAACGTGGGCTTTTTTGATACGGTCAAGAGCTTCCATTATTTCTCCAATTTACGATAGGGTAATTATACCGCAAAATTCAATAAAAGTAAATCAAATGAATCTGTCAAAGTTTCTATTTTCATCAATTTCCATCCACACAGCGTAATGCGTATCATGATCGAGGTACTCCCCAGACAGAATGGCGACTCTGGCTGCGCCTACTAATTTGTCATGTTGTTCTTCTGTTATCATGGGCATACATGAAACCGTAACAGAATCAGTCAGCTTTGAGAGTTTCACAAGAACCAATGTCATACGAAGTTCGCAAAGTTGCCTTGGTCATCAACAGCATACACGACGCAGTATGAATTTTTCTTGATAGGAGACTTACGCGCCTGTCCAAGAATAACCCCCATCGCGTAAATCCCCTTGTGTTGTTCTGTAAGCGGAATCTCCTTGTTTCTTGAGTATACCTCATACGGAACGTGGTTCTTGTTTGCGTAGATTCTCATTTTGTGAATTCGATGAATTTATCGTTTGGATCAACATAGAACTGAATTGCAAGTTCATCACCATACATAACCCCAACATTGGCAATCAATCCAACATCGACGATTGAATCAATATACGACTTGAATTCTGGTGAGAGATCGTATTGAATACAACTATCAACAAAGTAATGTCGCTTACCAGTTATTTTGCGGATGTCAACTTCAATTCGTCTGTACATAATCAAAATTCTCATCAATATCGAATTCAACCTGCTTGAGGCGTCTCCCATCAGTCAAATTAATTTCAGCACATTCGCCAGCAATCAGAAAAACCATACCGATACTCAATAACTTTTCTCGGTATGGTTTGACTTCTTTATCAGTGAGGATTCTGTGATCTTCCCAATTCTCATCATAGGTTTCTGAGTACGTTTCAACTAGAACTGTATTCACCCCGTTATCCCAGAAACCTATGATGCAGACCCGCTTAGAAGTATTTGCCAATTTTACGGCACTCTTCAATGAATGTCTTGTTTGCAACGGCCCAACGCTGCTTTGAAGTGTTGGATGCCAGCGTCACCATGAACAATGTCTTGGCTTCGAACGATTCAATGCGATCAGCATATTCCATCACTGCATCCAAAGTTTCAGCAGTTGCATTCGCAGCCAGTCGGAAAGCCATCATGAAGTTAGCACCAACGCCCTTTGGCAACTTGGCCTTCTTTGGATTCTTGACAATGTTCTCGAATGATTCCAATTTGTCGGCCAGTGCAATGTTGGCTTCCATATCACGCGCAGCAGCTTCACCAATAGTGCCAGCAAGCACAGCCAACAAAGCTCCACCAAGTTTCTCGCGGTTGCGAACGTGAACCGATGCAGCAGCCAGCGAACGGGGTGAACAGAAGGCCCGAACATTACCGCGCAATGGGTTGAAAATGTAGGGGTTGCTATTCTTATCATTACTGATCAAATCATCATAGCGTTCAAAGATTTGGGGAAATTCCCGCGCAAACAACATGATTTCTTCGCAGACACCGTTATTGTTTGCCCAACCCAACCACTGTTCAGATGAGGGGTTGGACAGATCGACCACAGTCATACGGTTGTATGCATGGGCAGGAATGTTATCACCAACCCCATCGGTTGCCAGATTGGTCGTTGCAAATGTGATTGAACCAGTAGGGAAATGCACATCACCAATGCGGTGTTCCAGAATCACAGGCAGCAGCATGTTCATCACAGGACGACTTGCCTTGCCCAATTCATCAAGCATCAGCAGAACAGGCTTGGTTGAATTCTTAGTCAATTTGAAACGCGCATTGGTTGCATAGTTAGTGACCATCAGTTCACGATCAATCACAGGCATACCCAAGTCGCCCAGATCAAGGTTGGCGCAGTCAATGTAGGCCACCTCATAGTCAGGGAACCGGACAGAGAGTTCCTTGAGAATCGCCGACTTACCGATGCCGGGTTGACCTTGTAGCAAGCAAGTGATTTCAGAACCAGAAGCAGCAATCAGGTTGATTGCATCTTGGTGGTTGATACGCAGAGAGTTGATAGTTGCCATAATAAAGTTCCTTTGTTAAGATAGGGTAATTATAAACGATTGACCAATAAAAGTAAAATCAATACTGGACCCGAGTTGGATCAGTATCCTTGAATCGCTCTGGATACGGGAGCAGCGAACCGTCTTCGTTGAGATTGACGCCTGGTTTTCCTTCGCATTCCTTTGCCGACAAGTAGCGAAAGCCTTTGTAATTCCCAGAAGACATCAGCGTTTGCTCAAGAATCAACATGACGCCCTTACGACGCTCGCTGAGTTCAGGGTCGCTCAAGCGCAAGACGCCGTTGCAGATAGTGACGAATTCTTCGATTTTGAAAGACTTACGACCCATTTCAATTCTCCAGGTTTGTTACGATAGGGTAATTATAAACGAGGTTTCAATAAAAGTAAAACGAGTTATTCTGGAATAAAGAGATTGAAGTTTTCATCAAGGCAGACTTGCAAAAGAATGGTTCTCGGTTCACTATAAACCTGCGCAACTTTATTGATGTTGATTGCATCAATGATCCTATCTCGTTGTCTATTTGTGTACCCAATAGCTTCGATTGATGACCAAGTGTATAGCTTGAATTCTTGTGTGATTTGGTTGATTAACACATAGTAGCTAGGGCTATTTGGCGTAGTCATTATTCGGGAATAAAGAGGTCAAAGTTTTCATCAAGAAGAATGGTCACGCCGCCGTAAATTTTTGCTATTCTCTCAATGGCTATTGCTGTTATGATCTTGTCCCTCTGTTCGTTTGTGTATCCAATACGATCAAAGTGCATATACTGACGCAAACGAAATTCAATTTTGTCATCGCCATAGCACGTAAAGTGAACGGTGTATCTGGGTTCAAACTTCTGCGACGATGTTATAGTCATGATCAATGTCAAAGTAAACGTATGCATCCTTGTTGGGGTATGGCGAAACCACAGAAGAAACATATGGGACGTTATCGAATCCAGCAACCCGCAAAACGTCAATTATTGGAAGAATTTTCTCAAGTTCATCTGGGGTTGGGTCTATATAGAATCCTTTGCCAAATCTACAAATCTCAACATCCCCGTTGTGAACAGAATACCGCACGGTTCCAAGATAACTCATCAGTAAATCCTTATTGGGTTTCGATTTTCGTCAATATCAAAATAGATGATGTTATCGTCCGGTAGAAGATTATCGTTGAAGCGTTCAAAACCAACAATTTTCATGTAGGCTATGATGTCAGAAACGTCAAAGTCAAGCCGCTTTA